CTCAGCCTTGACTTTAGGCAGGTTACCTACATCGATGTAGAAAATTCTTCTTTCGAGAGCACGGGACAATCTGTAGATAACCAGAGAGTCTTCAATCATTCTCAGTTGATTGAGAGACTTGATTGCCTTATGAAGATAAGAAAGAACAATCGATCTGTTTCTATCTACCAGACCAGAGGTGCAATAGGTGATTGCATCTTTTGCAATTCTGATACCCTTTGCGTCTCCGCCACCAGTTACTTGTGTGGGATACTGAGACTTGGGAGTATACATGAAATACTCTTCAATCTCAGGAACCATTCCTCTTGAGATTTGCTCTGTTGGATCTACTCTACCATTCAGAGCGCTAGACTGTTGAACAATTCTCTGTTCACGGGAAGCCTTTTTCTCTTGTCTAACATAACGCATCTTCAATGCGTCAATGAATCTGATTTCTTGCAGACCCTTCTCAGGATCTTTGAGGTCAATGATTTTATGATAGTAGATTCTTCCATCTACATACCAGTTTCTGAAGATCTCGTGTGACTTTGAATCAAAGTCAAGCAAGTCTTTGATCTTCTTGAATTCTCTACGCAGAATTTTTTTGATGTCCTCACTTGCATTCAAGTTTTGGAGATCAATAGTTACTGGAGAGTCATTTACATCGGAAACAATTGCTTCATTAACGATATCTTCAATGGCGGTATCCGCTTCTGGATGAAGCGCCATCTCTCTATATCTTCTAATCAGATCAGCTTCAGTTTTATAGACACCTTCAATGTCAACATACTGACCATAAAATCCACTAGACAAATAATAGTCAGACCCATCCTCATTACTCTGAGGAATAGGGCTGACTACACCTTTGGATTTCTTTTCGGTATCCTCAATTGAGAAGCCAAACAGCTTAGGCATTATCTAATTCCGATTTCTACCCTTCTATTTATGCTACTATGGAGCGGTGATATCTCCGCCTTCACCGTATGCTTCCCAATATTGAACTTGCAGTTCAACAGTAAACTCTTCGATAGTATCAGAAGAATCGTAGGAAAGTTCAATCTGGGAGACGTTTGTTGGGAACACATCGTAGAATGATAGGTTCTCAGAGTCTCGCCCTCACGGTTCAGTTGGAACACATAAGCATCCGACTTGTAGTTGGATGGGTTGCTCTCACCAGTGGCATCTGCTACGTTGTTGATAGCGTTCATCCACTTCTCAAAAGCGCCTCTGATAGCAAAGTCAGTATCGTTGATTACGGTAACTGTCCAAGTATCAAATGTTCTATCACCAGCGATCTTCAGAATTCTACCTCTGAAGGGAACGTCGATAGGTGCAACGTTAGAGGCAGGCAGCGCTGCTGCCTTGACTAGGAATCTTGCTTTGTCCAGGACATTGTTGTCAGCAGGAGCGATTCCGGGGAATGCCAACGAGACCTCAAACAGATTAGGCCTCGCACCACCGCCTGTCAGTTTACTCTTAAAGTCACTGATCTTCCTTAAGGCTGGAGGATTTAGTTGTTGTCTTGCCATTTAATGTGACCTCTAGTCTTTAGTATTTAAGGAATTAAACGTTTCCGATAACTTCAGCAAAGTCAACTCCGGTGCGGGTAGCAACGAAAGTCAGACCAATGAAGTTAATCGAGCGAGCGGGTTTGATGAAGATATCAGCCACGAACTCGTTATTATCAATTACAGCAGCGGTGTTGTTTGTCTCGTCGCAAACTACGACGAAATCGGTAATACCACGCTTGGATTGAACATCTCTCAGGAAAGGTTCAACCGTGTTGACGAAATTAGTTCTAGTAATCTCATCGTTGAACTCAAAGAGTTGATCCTTAGCAGCGGCGCTGATTGCATTCTCAAGATAGATGAACAGACGACGTACATTGATACGATCGAATGCCGAAGACTTAGCCAGAGCGGTCTTATCACCGAAGAGAACAATTCCAGATCCAGACTGGAAGATTACAGGGTTGATTCTGTTGCTGTACAGAACGTCTCTTTGTTGCTGATTGGGGTTGTAGGGAACCTTAACAGCGTTCAGGATAGTTCCTCTCAGGGTTCCTGCGGGAGAGAACCAGGGGAAGTTATTGATATCGTTTCTAGCACAGATACCAGCAACGTCACCGTTGAGTGGGACATATCTGAAGGCGTTATTGAAGCGGTCAAACATGTACTTGTAACCGCTGTCGAATACCGCGAACGAGGAGGATGTCAGAGGTCCGAAGAAACTGACAACATTGTTCGTGATATCGGTATCAGAGTTAACTGTAACCGAACCAGCAGCAGCATCACTGACGATTGCTTTTCTGTAGGGAGAAACAAATGCGATTGCATCCTTTCTTCTCTCAGCAACATCGATTGCTTTCAGAGCAACAGATTGTGCTTCTGCTTCATCAAGGTTCGCAGAACCCATCAGAACGAAGTCAACATCATAGTTGTCTGCGTTACCGTACAGTTCAAATCCTGCTCTGATGTTTGCAGCGGATGCTGTCAAACCACCAGCGTTAGCAGCAGTGTTTGTTGTACCAGTCTTACCACCGTAGTTAACACCACCGGTCAGAGCCATGTTGGTGTTACCAATACCTGCAAAGATGATGCCTTGTGCGGGTTGATCCCAAGCAATATCAGTTGCAGCCTCGTAACTAGTGTTTGTACCAAATCCAGTAGCGACTGTGTTAGCGGGTTGTCCACCAGCGTAGATGTACTCAGATTGGTTCTTAACATACTTTCTGTAGTAGGAAGGAGATCCTACGGAGAACTCAGCGTCAGATGCCTTGGAGAGAGACAGATGCTTCTCAAGGATCGTGCCAGTGTTTCCGGTGATTTCTCCATCGTCGTCGATGACGACTACGTGAACTTCATCGTTCTTAGAAGATCTTACATCAGCGTATCCAGAAGTTGTAGGACGCTGAGCGATTTGGTTCCACTGAATCGAGTTGCCGTTAGACAACGAAATAGACTGACTATCGAACCAGTCAGCTGGTGTTCCATTTCTCAGTTGACCGAAGAAGGTGACGCCAGTTCCAGCGGTGACTTCTAAACCAGTCGTGCTGCCAACTGTAACTCTTGTGTTTCCGCTTTCCAGAGAAACTGCAGAGATAGAAACATGAGTCAGAGCAGATCCGACATGAACAGAAGATCCTGCAGAAACCAGAGCGGTGAGGTCTCCAGTGATGACGAAACTAGATGTTCCAGCAACGCCAGTTGTCTCTACACTTCCGCTTGCATTAGCAATGAAGGCAGGAACACCACCAGAGGAATTGATAGGAGTAAGTCCAGGGTTACCCGATCCACCAGCGATGAATCTGTATGTTCCGTTTGGAGTGTAGTCAACATCAGTCGTAACTCCAGCAGAAGAAACATGCTGAGTCAACTTGACTTCCAGATAGTTGCTTGCACCAACCTCAGTAATGATACCCTTCAGGTATCCATCGAGAGTTGAGGTTCCACCAAGACCAGCAACAACTGTTCCAGAAGGAATGTTTTGAGAAACACCCATTCCAACAGAAAGTCCTGTGGTTGTGATTCCAGAGAACTGCTGATCGCTCTTACCGTCGATCATTGCAACTCTCAGTGTGTTAGCCCAGGATCCAGGATCACGGGAAACAATGTCATAGTTGGTGATAGTCGAACCATCGTAACCAAGATCGCTATAGTGAGTAGCACTCTTGATCTTAGGTCCAGTTCCATAACCTACACTACTGTAGAAGGAGTTCTTGAGATCAGAGTCATCTGCTCTAGTGACACTCAGAGAACCACCATACGCAAGGTAGGAAGATCCAACCAACCAAGTTTCATATTGCTTGTCGAGGTCATATGATTGACCGAAGTTGTCCAGAAGTTCTGCTTCGTTGCCAACAACTGTGGGGAGTTCTACGGGTCCTCTAGCAAAAGGACCAACTAAGGCTCCGGTCTTGTCAGAAGTAGGATCGATCCTCCCGAGGGTCAGGTCTACTTCCCTTACGACAATACCAGGAGATGCTAAATTCAGCGGCATCTTATTGCTCCTTGAGAAACCAGAATAAGTCTGTAGTTATTTAGATTTTCGAGCTGTTCAAGTGGGGAAACCATGCATGAACCTACCAATCTGGATACTCTCTTTCCCAAATTTTATATTTTTGAGACTTATTATCTTTGACTCTCTTCACACAGCATTCCTTACATTCGTAAGAGTAAGATGATGCTAAACTTCTCCTGCCTTTTCTAGTCAGGTAGAAATCGGACAATAAATTTTTTGTTTTGCCACATACTCTACAAGTTCTCTCTTGTAGAAATAGACCATCAAGTTCTAGATGATCTTCGATATCCATCAGCGATACTCCCACATAAAGGACTGATCACCATACTCATCTGTATACCATCTGTCACCTTCACTATCCACGAATGTCCCCTCGTCTGTTATGCCATCAGACAAGAAACCAAAGGGAGCCATGTCTTGTTCAATCTGATTCTTCTGCTCTTCGTAGATTTTCTTACGGACATCTTGATCCGTCATCTCTTTGAAGTAGTCCTGTGCAACTAACCAGGCAAAGATAACTAGACACATTGCCAAGTCATCATTACATCCTTCTTCTGCTTCAAAGGATTGCTTTCTCTGAACAAATGTAGTAAGTTCTGAAATAATATCATAATCAACTGTAAGAATCTTATGATCCTCTACAAGAGTCTTAAGGTTAGAGCATCCAAGTTTCTTCACAGCAGAAGTCATCCTGACTCCCATCTGAGATTTCTTACCAGAGAATCCATGACCGACAACCTGACCAGCACGACCTCTCATGGAAGCCATCAGCATATTGTCATACTCAAGATCAAAGTGCAAAATATTTGCAACCTGGTCACCAATATCATTTACTTCACATAGAATAAAACAACTATGATATGTTTTTGCTATATCAAAGATAATACTTGGGAACAACATTGGTTTGATTTCATTGTTCCTATACTTTGCTACAACCTTGTATGGGAACTCTGTGATATCAAATACTAGGAAAGCTGAGTAGTCATTACCAATACCTCTGGCAACGTCAACTGTCATCAAATAATTATGTTCTTCTCTAGGCCTTTCAAAGATATCCAATCCAGCATTTGATTGAATTGGATCCTCATAGACCATTGTCTTAAGAATGGCTGGTGCAATCAGAGTATCAACAGATCCAAGGAACTCACACTCAAACTCAACACGGAACTGTGATTCTGAAGTGTTTCTGATTGTTTGTTCTTTCCAAGCCTCATCACGACCAGGAACTTCTGACCAGTGAACTTCTGTGGGAATATATTCGTTTCTCTTTCTCTCAGCGTCATGCCAGTAACGGTAGAAGTGATTCATACCGTGTGGCGTAGACACCATAATTACTTTGGTGTTTTGTCCAGACGAGATAGTAGGATAAACAGAGGCAAAGAATTGATCAGCAATGTGATTCGGGATGAACGCGAACTCGTCAAGAAAGATGATATTATAGGAGCCGCCACGGACAGCAGATGCAGACGTAGATGCGGCGAGTATTTTGCTGCCATTTTCAAGTTCTACACTACCTTTGTTCCATACGATGATACCCTGCTGCATCCACTTAGGCAAGTTCTCGTATGCAAGTTGTAATCTTCCCAGCAGATCTCTTGCAGTAGATGCTTTGTTAGCCAGGATAGCAACATTGACATTATCATTGAAAATAGCGTAATGGAGTAAGTAAGATACACAAGTTGTAGACTTACCAGTCTGACGAGGCATCTTACAGATATTAAATCTGTGATTGTGGAAGTTATTAATTAACTTCTCTTGAAAGTCATATGGTTTAAAGTTGACAAGACCTTCGTCCAGAGATACAATCTTGATATAATTTTTGGCAAAATAAACAGGATCCTGTTTGCACTTAATAAACTCCTCGATCTGATCGGGAGTAAATTCAATCTTTGTGTGGGCCTTCTTTAGATTCGGGTTCCCTAAGTAAATATCGTCCATTATTATATCTTGGATTGGTTTTTAATTCATTGTCTAGCATTATGCTAAAATCATCACAACACTTACACCACTTTTCCCTCATTCTTTTTGATCTTACATAATCTTTTAAACCATAATGGTAGTTATACCATTCTTTCCAAAGAGAAGCACATTTATCGCTTTTGCGTTGTAGGTGCGGCTCGTTGTACAATTGCATCACTCTACCAATGTTCCTAATCGACGACGAATCTCTCTCAGTTCCTCAAAGTCTTTCTTCTTAGTGCCACCGTCATACTCCCATGCATAACCTGCTGTAATCATTTGCTCGTTGAGAGAGATTGTTGCGTCCCCAATGTATAACCAACCGAGAAGGCGACCATACTTACCCACACCCCCAACAAGTTCAGTACGAATGATAAGATCATCGTCACCAGCAATAGCACCTTCCAGTTTGTCTTTGAGCCAGTTGGTTGCATCGATTCCGAGTGCTTTCTCTTCCAAGTCTCGCGTTCGTTTTTCAGGAGTATCGACGCCAGCGATACGAACTCTTTCTTTTTTATAGAGATCAAATCCGAGATCGATAACCACATCAATCGTATCTCCGTCTAATACTTTGGTGATCTCCAAACAACGAAAGTTGTAGCAGCTCTTCCTGCTGGGCGGTGTCATTGATCCCATCTTGCATCTCCAAGTTAGCCATATTCATTATATAGTAGATATAGTAACAGGTTCCTGCTAACAGGATAACAAGCATGACAAAGATGCTCCAAACAGGATCAGTTGGATTCATTTTCCTTTATATTTTACTGGCCATGTCACTTCCATTGCAGTAACAAGAAGTGTTATAAAAACAAAGACAAATAATGTACTCATTAAGTTAAAAAGTCTGATATTAGTGAAATAACTGATAGGAAAATACCTATCCCAATGAAAAATCCTATGATTATGAGTTCTGATTCCATAGTTCTCTAAAATAAAGATCTACGTTTTGTAATGAATCTAGCGGTGCCTCTTCTCCTCCTCGTGCCCAGTTAGAGCAAAATCGTCGCATCCCTGTAGTTACTTGCGGTACGCTGAATATCCTTGCGAACGAAGATTCTGCAAATAAGAATCTCTGGTTAATGCGCAGTTCCGTTTCCGGTGTAATCGTCTGAGTCATAATAGACCTCTTCTCCTTTGAATATACCAAAGAATATTGTTGTGCATACGAAAGGTATCGCAATCCACA